AATAGTCTCAAAACATCCGGTGGTAATCTCATTAGATTCTTCCAAACCTGTATATATTGCTACTCCGTCTGCATCTTTATTCAAATGATACGTCTTATTGTTATTATAACTAAAAACTTCACTATGATCTATACTAAAGTCAAATTTCCATACTGTATGTAGTCCTTGATAACGCTTTCCGAACTCATATTTTACTATATCTTGTGCCATTTTAACTGTTACCTGAGTATCCAATGGCTGACTTCGAATACCTATTGTTTGTATAAGTGTGTTTAAATTTTGTTGCTGTAAAAATGCACCTTTGTTTTTAGCAATTTTATTTTCGTTTGTGTTAGTAATATCTACTAAGGTATAAGCAGTGTAGTTAAGCATCTAGTATTTGTCTTTGAGACGCCAGCTACCTCGATCCAATTTAGATGTATCTCCAAAAGATCCACTTTTAGCAATTTGCTTACCAAGATAAAATCCACCAGCTATTGCAGCCGCTCCTGTAGCAATTTTAGCAAGTGTATCTGATCCACGCATTTTAGGACGCTCTGCATTGTGTGCGCCTTTTACCATAAGTCCTTGCGATCTACCCAAATCTCTAATATAACTGTATAACTCACTACGCAATGCTTTTGTACGATAAAACTGACTCATTCTTGTTATTACTAACTGCTTTTGCATCTTGTTTAATCTAGGCCAATCTTGTACTAATCTTCTTACACCTCTATAGTTACTATTTTTAATATCTAAATCACGCTCTAATCTCATAAAAAATGCACCTGCACCAGTAACTGGTCTGCCACTTTGTATAGTTCTTAGATATGCTTTAATTTTTGTATCATTCATATTAATTCTGCCCAGTTGCATTTCGTTTTTATCACCTGCATTAGGCATGTTATTTTTAAGACTACTAAGAGCAACATGTAAATCATTACCACTTTGTCTATAAGTGTTAAAGTTTCCAGTCATCATAACTCTACCTGCATAGTCTGCGGCTGCAGGTGCCATGTCATATTCATTACTCATAATATATAATGCTAGCATATTCATGAATGCAAAGTCTGCCATGTCTCTAGCATTAGTTCCTTCTACTCGCTGTCTAGTTTTAAACATTTTGCTTTCGTTTAGATCACTAATAAAGCTGTATTGTTTTTTAGGAGTCTCGGACATTGTGTGTCCTCCTTGAATTTCTGACCACTGTTTTGCTGTATACTGTTTCTGTTCCATAATATTATTTATCGTTCCTATGAGCCCAATACAAATATTCATTGAACCATTGTTGTGTTTGTTCTCCACATCTTTGTAAGAACATATCCCAAGGCATTGTTACTGTACCATCTGGATCTATAAACATAGGTTTATCTCCTTGCATAATTAAATTTCCGTATGTAGCATCTCTATGATAGAATACAGGTTGATTTGCATCTACATATGTTTTGCCTATAAAATCAAAGAAACTTTTTACTACTGTATTTCTATGTACCACACATATATTCCATAACTGATCTTTTGTTACTTGTGTTCTATATTGTTGCCAAGTTATACCTTCTACTTTATCCATTACGATAATACCATCTTCAAAACTGTGTACTTTTACGCACCATGGATTATCTAGCTGAAAACGTTTGTAAGTCTCAAAGTTGAATGCATTAGGTTTAGTTTTTTTAACAATGTACTTACCATCATCATAAACTTCTCTATGTTCTTTTTTGTGTATTAGTTTAATTGGGTGTCCATCTATGTCTAGGAACTAGTTTAATTTTATCCCTAGTAGCAACATAGCCTTCTCCGCCACGTTCGCCGCCTGTACTAGCAGTAACATCAGCGCCTGAGTTATCTAGTTGGTCTATTAAATTGTTTTTAATATTTTGTGTTTTAACAACAAGATCCAATATAGCATTAAGACCTTTGTCGTCTCCTGCCATAAGTTTTGCTTGCTGTCCTTGGCTGACCTTACTGGTTTTTAGCCAATCATAAAATCCTGTCCTGAGTTGGTCTAACTTACCTTGTTTGGTCATTTGGTTAACATAGTTATAGAGTATTGCATCTTTTCTACTCAGTCCCTGTTCCGGCTTTAACCAATTGTCTATTATTTGTGCGTTCGCATTTGCCGTACTAACTATATCCTGAACTGCACTTGTATCAACTTTAGGTTGATGTGTTACATATGTTTGTCCTAGTACAACTACCGCATTACTGTTGATACTCTTTGTGTCTTTGATTGGAGTACCTGTCTTATCTCCAAATGCATCATGGTATGTGTGTACTACTACACCTAATGTACTGCCCGCTATACGCTTGCCTAACGCACTTGCAGGATCAACAGTGTATGTAACTTTGTTAGGTGTAAACTGTAAGCCCTCTTGTGAACTTGTTACGGGCTTGCGTGGAGTATATAGTAAATCTCCGTATACATAGCCTTTCATATCAGCTGGTGTATTAGCTTCTAGTATCTCAAACACACCTGACATTTCTCCAGCAAAATCTTTACGCCAATCTTCGCCTTTGCCTGTGTTCATAATAAAGTCTTGTAATTCACCACTACTAGTTGTTTTGTTTTTGCCCCAACCATTTTTACCAGTCATTACAAAAGTGCCGTCGGGTTCACGTCCCCAAAATATAGTTGGATTACCGTCCCATTTGATACTAACGTCTTTGGAATCTTGTCCTAATCTTGTGAGTATCTCAGCGGCTTTTAATGCACCTCTACTACCTTCAAAGGTAACAAGGTCTTCTAAATGATTGTACTCTCTGCCTTTACTGGTAGTAGCTTCAGTTAGAAATTGATTAGCTCTCATTATTCAAGCTCTTTCCAATTTGGATCACTACGCAAGTCTGCTAGCAATGCATCACCTTTTTCTTTACCCAATGCCGCCATTATAGCTTCGACACTGCCTATATCTTTTCCTGAGGCATTAGGGCCTAATAATGCTTTTGCTATCTGATCAATATTGTCTGTTACAAGATCAGCTTTTTTACCATTGGCATCTCTATTAAACAGTCCTTGGTAAGGTGACCATAACATGTTTTGATTTTTAGCTAATTTAGCAAGTGTAATCATTTTGTTAACACCTTTAAACTTGCTACCTTGTGGAATAGTATGCGTATGAAACTTTGCCGCATTTTGTGCATTAGGCACTATCATGATATCAACTTGATGTGTATGATCGCCCATTGGTACTTCTACATGCACACTAGTACCGCTTTGTCCTGTATTAAATCCTGCTAGGTCAAATACTTGTCTTAGCTTTTTTCTAATAACAGGATCTTTTTGATCTTCCATATTAAAGTGTTGCTTTAGTTGATCCAGATCAACGATCATATCCAAGTCTCCACTTACTTGACCTGGTGTGGGTGTTGCTCCCGATCCAATAGGTATAGCAGTACTACCTGTTTTTGTCAACACATTATTAATACTTTTCATAATGCCAGGAATCATTTTGTGATCGAAGCTTATACTATTTGGGAAGATATTACCACCTTCTTTAAGTTTTTTAATTAAGCTAGAACCTTTGGATCTAGTTAAACGACTTCCACGTTTTTTACGTTTCTTGTTTCCGCCTAGTATATCTGCTATTCTCATTCTACTTTTCCAATACCTCGAGCGAATTTTTTAGGATCTTTTGTTCTAATTGCATTTATTAATCGTTTGTTTAAGTCTGATGCAGTTTCAACATCAAAACTTTCGTTTATTAAATTTATCAAATTTATAGCAGTTTGAATAACTTGCTGTCCATTGGACTCAACAATATGCTTTTTGTCACGCTTAGGTGCCATTGCATTTATTTCTTCCAAAATTGATCGTGTTTTACGCTTCATATCAATAGTATTTAGTAAATATCTGTGCTGAAGTATTGGTGATCGCACTTATGGCAGTTGCTGGATAATGATAATGAACAAAGGATCCGTTAACAATAAGAGCATAATCATCAATGGCAGGCAAACACAAATTACAGGCAATACATAGGCTCATACTAATGACTCCAATTTTATACACAGTGTTTGTTGTTCAACATCAGAAATAATAAAAGATAAGGTAGCAATAACCTTTACTTCAGCACATTTTTTAAACTGGTACACCAAATATTTCATTGTCATCTATTACATACTCAAAGTTTTGGCATGTATCTGATCGACTTATTCTTGTGGCTCCGTTTCTAATATGAAACTTGCTTGCCATTTCTGTTAATGGGCTTAAGGTTACAAGTCTATATACACCTTGTTTACCTTTCATTAAGTCAGCTAATTTATTTACAATGGCTCTCCCTGCGCCTTTTTTACTACTCCATACAGTATATGCTACTGCGACGGAGCCTGTTTCGTTTTGGTATTTTTCTAATTCTTGTTCTGTTGTTGGTACATGTGTGCAATAACATACACAAATTACTGCCGTTAAATCATCTAGCACATATACCTGTTTGCCTGGACCTATCTTAGGAATATGTAGACGTACTGGATCATTGTCAAGTATATCCAGCTCATTTATACTAATTAATCTAATCACTACTCGCTCTTTCTCAACAAACTTTTAAGTCTATCTGTTGCATCTATTTGTGGATTTGCATCCATATTATTCTCAGTTACGCTTTCGCCTGCTGGTGCAACACTACTCTTTGTTTTTAGTTTTTGATATATGCTAGTTGTACTAGTATCATCTTGTTCACTTTCGTCTAAATCTTCGATCTTCAAACTGTCCATGTTAAATGCTAAGTCTAGTTTACTACCAACACCACTACTACTTCTAGTTTTCATAAATTGTATTTGTACTCTACCACGCTCTCGCATAGCTCTACTGCTAAAGATACCAATTAAATTATCTGCTGTATTGATCTTACTAATACCACCTGCAATGTGGCTGTGGTCAAATTCAATTTCATCAACTGCACTACGATTCAACTGCGAAGCTGTAACAAATAGTATTCCTAGTTCAGTTGCTAGGTTACGCAATTCTTCACTAACAAACTTGTCCTTAATAAATTGATCACTTGGATTAACTTTTACTGTTACTGGCATCATAAGATCCAAGTAGTCAACCAGTAGTGCATCAACATGCAAGTTGTGTTGTATCTGATATTCTCTCATATATGCTTTGATATCATTAACAGTAGTACCATTCTTCATTTGTATTACTTGCAATTTGCCTGCTTTTTTACTAGCCATTTTGACACGTAATTCTACATCACTGCTATTCTTCATTACATCTTTAGTACTCATACCTGTGAGCATAGCATCCAGTCTCATAGCACATAATTCTTCACTAAGTTCCAAACTAATGTACACTACGTTCTTACCTTGCAATGCCCAGTTCAGTGCCAAGTTCTGCATAAACAAACTCTTACCACTACCACTACCACCTGCAAAGATGTTTAATTCTCCTGGATTAAATCCACCATACAATACTCTATCAAATGTCTCCCAGCCACTACTGTTCTGTCCTCTGTTATCTTTGATACTTTGTATACGTCCTGCGGGATCATCCCAATAGTTTGTGCCAAAGTTCTTAGCAAGTCCAATCTCTGTTGCCGCTTTGATAATACCTTCTACTGTTCCATACTCTTTGTTCTCAAGTTTGTCTGCACTTTCAAGTATTGCCGCTTCTAGTGCTTTGTGTCTACAAAACTGTTCAAAGTTATCCATAAACCAATTTTTATGTTCTACTGTTAGTTTATCACGCACATCAGATATTTCAACACCAGCAACACCTTTAACCTGCTCTAACATGGGAACATCGTTATATTCATCTGCATGTTTTTTTACAAAGTCTACAGTATCTCTAAACTGCCTATCAAAGTAACTGCTTTCTAAGATAGCATTACAACGTACAAATAGATCCTTGTCTGCCAACAAGAATTCTAAGTACAGTTTTTGTAAGTCTGGTGTGTAATCTTCGCTCATATCTATCCTTATTATACTACTTGCATCTAGTTTTTGCAAGTATTTTTATTTTAGTACCACTAGTTTCTACGCTGTTGAGTATACTTTGCACAGTAAACAATCTAACATAACGCATTACAGCATCATTTGCATCCTTAATATCATCTTCCCATTCAGGAAATGCTACACTCCAGCCACGTTTAATAGCCTTATCAATTGTATCCAATCCTGCTTTGTCAAAGTCAGGCAATA